GGCTAGTCTCCGAAGAGCAGATAAGACCAAACACGGGACGTGAATTCTCACGACCAAGTGCGTTAGTACCAGCTCCGTCACGGATAAGCTTCATGTAGCAACGATCCAAGATACCCTGAGTCAATGTTGAAGCTGGGATGGGAACTCCGACGCCGGGAAGGTAGCTACCAGTAGCAGCTCCAGTACCTGCAACGACGTTGCCTCCAACCAGAATGGTTGCACCGCTGGCGTTAAAACCAACATCGGTGGCAGCATCAGAATACGTGGAAGCTCCACTGGTTTTTCCAGGGGTTCCGTCGAACTGAGCAAGCTCACCCGTGAAACGGATCAGATTACCAGTGGAATCAATGTTGGCTACGTATTTGTTCTGAGAAAGGCGAACAAATTCGTCACGATAGCGATCCTGCCAAGCATAGCTGGTATTCTCGGAGAGAATATCAAAGATGTTGGAAAGCTGCTCCTTGCGCTTCAAGCTGAAGCGAAGATCGTTCACCGAGAGCGTAGGGCTCTGGATGGCGGTCTGGGTCAGGTTGTAACTACGGAGCGTTTGAGCGAAGTTGACGATCTGAGCTGTTGGGATGGCATTACCAGCACCAAAACCAGAAGCTGCCGAAGCGGCAGTTCCCGTGTTGGCAAAGGGAGGAGCCCCAACGGCGGCAGTCCCAACGGCGGCAACAGGGTCAAGGTTGACATTGCCCCAAGATTGGGTTCCAGCGGTGTTTCCGTTGAAAGCGGAATTCAAGCTTCCAGTGCCAGTGAGGCTAAGTCCGCTCCAAGCCAAGGTGTTGGTAGGGAGGGAACGCTCATAGGTGAGCACATTGATGCTCTGACCCATTTCGTCGGGCCATGTGTCTTTCTTAACGAGCTTTAGCCAAGGGCTAGTGTTAAGGGTCTTTCTATAAATATCGGGTCCGATGCGGTTAGCTTCGTTGACCAAAACCTGTTCAATATCGTATGACATAAAATTAGAGTGGGTTGGGTTGTTGTTGAATAAACCTACTCACCAGATTCCCCAGTGTCGTAGATCGATTCATGTGCGTTAGCACAGGTGTTTTCCCCCATCCCGAGCCAGAGTGGAGTCAGCGGTTAAACTGAATTTTAAGCTCTATTTTATGCTGCAACTGACAACTTGATTGAGGCTCAAGCCGCCTTTTCCAAGTATAAATGACTTGGGGCACGATGTAGGCTTAATACACCGCACCCCAACCAGTCAACAAGATTTTTAACTATTATCGAAGTTGTTGCTCTAAAGCATCCAAGAACCCCAGATCCGAAGGGATTGCTTTGGCACCATCAGAAGTGCCAGATCCAGCTTTGGGAGACCCGTTTCGGTATGAAGCAATGGTCTTATTGGCTTTTTCTAAATTGGCTTGAGCTTCTTTTAACGACTTCAACACGTGAGGCAGTAAAGCCCCGGAATGAGCCAAGTACGCTTTTAACTCTGGATTGGCGTTGGTGTAATCGCCTTTTGCCAACCTCTCCACCTCGGAAGAAACTTTTTCGTCAGAAAGTAACGATACGGATTTCTTTAGATCCCCGAAAACTTTGGCCGTAGCTTTTTCATAAGCAGCCTTGGCTTCCGATGTGGTTCTTTCAGATTCAGCTTTGGCTTTGGCAATTTCGGAAGCCTTCTGCTGTTCTAATTTTGCAAGGCGCTCTTTGGAGCTAGATTGATAAAAGTCCCGACGTTTCAGAATAGCCGAATAGTCATCTGCCGCAGCGTAGAACTTTAACCTATCACGTTCGTTCATGCTGGCAGCTATGTCGGCAATTAAATCGGATTGCCTACTGGGATCGGCTTCAGCCATCGCCGAAAGAATGTCTTTTGACTCTATCTGGTATTTCTCGGCCAGCCCGTTGAGGTAACCAATCACATTTACCATTGGGGTTACGACATTTGATTTGTACTCTTGGGTAGCTTCAATCCGGGTCGTGGCCAATTCGGTTTCGTATTCTTCGTTGATTTTCTTAAGCCTTTCAACCTCCGTTGTGTCGGGAACGGAGTTCTTAACTTTTTCCAATTCTTCTTTCAAAGAAACAATTTCCGATTCGTATTGTTTTGCTTTTGCGGCTTCTGCTTTTAATTCGCCCCATTTGACTTTTGCTTTATCAGTAAGGTTGGCGGGAGCTGTTTCTTCTGCCGAGGTCTCTTTGGGTTCTTCTTTATCGGAAGTCACGTCTTCTTCGACATTGGTTTCCGCCTCGGGAGTCACTTCATCTTTGGTTTCGGTTTTTTCGACTTTAGGGGTTTTGGCAACCTTAGTTTTAGCTTTAGTTGTTTTCTCAACCTTGGGTTCAACAGGCTCGCTTTCCGTGGTCTCGGTATTTTCGTAAGGATTGATTCCTTTCTCTGCTTGGTCAAAAAGCGAATCAAGCCGAGTTCCCCAATCCGACATACCACTATCGGGAGTGGATGGGGAAGGGGCAACGGATGGAGAGGTTACGGCACTGGGTTCGGAGGCTACTGGTGTTGGTTCGGCGTTCATGGGTTATGTTGTGGTTAATTAAACCTTCTGGGATTCTGAAACGTGTTTCCAAGGGGCAATGTCGCTCTCGGAAATTCTTTGGGGTTTGTGAATTGCTAAAGTTTTCAAGTTGCGGAGAAACTCAAAATACCCTTCTCGACGTGCATTAAGAAGAGCGTGGTTTTCCATTAGATTGGGAGAATCTGCTCGAAGAATTGCTTTGGGCAATTGTTCTTCGGTAAGAACCGAAAGAGCTTGAAACATTGCGGGCGTTTTTAGGATTTCAGCAAGAGCTTCAATCATGTCAGGTCTTTTGGACCATTCTTTATATGTCATGCAATAGCTTGGGGAACGGGGTTAGTCGGTCGTGAGGCGGAACGAATCTTTTGTGCGGTCTCTGCGTCTTTGAGAGCCATTTTTTGTTTGGCTTCTGCGGCATCAAGTTGAAGTTTCTGTTGGTGACGCTCCTGCTCCATCTGCATTTCGGCCTGATGTTGTTGCAGTTTGGCTTGCATTTCGGGAGATGGCTGACCTGAAGCACCTCCTTGGGGAGTCTGTTGGGTTTTAGCTTGTTGAGATTGGACTTTCTCAATGGTTTGCTCGGCAATCTCTCCAGCTTGTTGCAAAGTCTTTTTAAGGTTTCCGTATTCTTCTTTATGGGAATCGTCGGAAACAAGTTGCTGGAGATGTTGAGTAGAGTGGGGCATCGCCACTTGGAAATAAGTAGCCGCTTGACGTGGATCAATTTGACCTGCTTTGACCGCTTGGGCGTTGTTTGCAATGTCCCCAATATGTACCTGTGCGTGAACAAAGTGGTTTTCGTTCGGTTCGACTTGTACTTGGCGTCCTTGTGACAAGGCTGCATTTTCCAATTCGGCAATTTTTTGATCAATGACGGGACGGGCGTCAGGCTTAGGGGGAAGATAGCGATCAACTTGATCGTAACCAACTCGGGCGGCTACTCGATCACGTAGCAGATTTTGACGACCTTGCTCATCAAACTGACCCATCATCTGCATAAACTCATCCATGGCCACGAGACGCATCTGATCGGAACCAGCGCCCATAGCTCGAACAGCGTTAACCTCTTCGACTTTGTTTAAAAGCGTATCGAGAGGAACGCCACGGCTAGTGCAATACTTTCGGAAAGCCATCACTGCCTCACCGCCCCGCTCTGCCGCAAGATAGTCTTCACGAATAGCCCGTTTAAAAGCGCCACGGAGAAGTCTGTTCCAAGGCTCGTAAAACAAATTCATGGCTCCCGTAGATAGGCGAGCTTCGCCTTGAAGTTGGGATTGAACTTCAAATTTGGTGCGTTCCGTTGAATCGGGATTTCCTGCTGTGGACTGATATGCCCCTGCCCGTTGTTGCAACTGCTGTTGCATATCTTGCAACACTGGGATTGCGTTTTGAGAAATGTTGGGAAGGGTTTTCTCGATGATATTTACCCCGGCGTTAAGAACGCTAAAAGGACCTAGGTACTCAAAAGCCATGTTTTCCATGGAATCCTCGCTGTCGGGCTGGATTAGCAGACTTGTTGAAAGCATAGCTCCATCCACAAACTGACATCTCATACGATTGGAGACCTGGACGTGCGGGAAGATCTTGTAACCTAACCCACGGATGCTTTGGTAAAAGCCGTTGGTTCCTACCCCGTAAGTAAACGTAACGAAAGCGTCACAAGCATTACGGAACCTATTTCTTTTTGCGTATAGAAACTCTTTGTTCGATCCATCCGCCAACGAGATGTAGTGGGAAATAGTTCCGTCAAACTCTTTGACCCAAAAATGAAGGACACGGATTTCGGAAGCAGACCCATGTGCCACGAAAATGTCGTTGTTTTTCAGATCCTCTTCGTAGCGTTCCCAATCGGTAACATAACTATGGGAAAGTCCACCTGCGTTCGTCAAAATAGCTGTTTTCACCTCGTCTATGTTCCAACCGATCTCGGAAGCACGTTCGGGATCACGAATAAAAGCGTATAATTCGTGAGCACGCATGATCCTGGGAGAACACGCAAGTTCTATGCTCTCTTCAGAAGCAAATGTTCTACGTGGGATAAGGAAATCGCCAATTTTACTGACCTGCCATCTCCAGTCGTATTCGTCTTCCCAATACGTCACAGATGTCCCGTGTTTAATGAAATAAGTGCTGTTGAGAACGTGTTTAAAACTGAACTCGTCCCAATCACGGAGCATTTTGGTAAACCCTTCGGCAATAATCTTTTCGTAATCGGCTTTCTTTTGAACGTCTGTTTCTTTTACTGAGACGCTGATTAGACATTCGACCGAATTGATTAGATCCACATAACTGGCTAATGCCGACTCAAGGAGGTACTCGGCTTCTCCAAAATTCAAATTACAACGGCTGGACATACCGCTTTGCGAGAGGACGGCGTTGTCGTAAGGAGCTGCCCCATCGAACATAGCGTCAACTTCCGCTCGGTTGTGGGCGTTGATATCGTCAGCCAGTTTCAGCTTTGTGTAGATACCATATGCACTTTCTGCATCCTTTAGCCTACTCGGAGGCGCTGAACCATCTGGATTCAGATTTCCGACCAAGGGATCGTTGGCTATAGGTTGAGTAAACTCCATGAAATAAAAATCGGGGTGAAAGTACGGTTATCGGGGTTGTATAGTGGTTGAATATACCTGTCAATCAGAAAAGATATCCATCTTGAGAGCCCGCCCAGAATTAACTTGGTTAAGTTTAAAGAAGTTCTCCCTGCGTTTAAAAGTTATGGTGCTTTTTTTCCGATTGATAGCGGTGGTCATGCCACCAAACCCAAATCTTTGACGACAGAGCTCAATTAAAATGGCTGCGGCGTCCGCAATGTCTGGCGACGCCCCGGTTCGTGACTTCATATCGATTTTGCTTTCCACCCTCATGCGTAGGGAAGTTCCTTTGTCGGTAGTGTATTTTCGAGCACACATTTCTTTGGCAAGTTCTTTGTCGATCCCTTTGAGTTGTCCTGTGCGAATCAGTTCTTTTGCGGAAAACCAAAGTTCACTTACCCGATTGACATATCGTTCATGCGAAGGAGTTTTATCCGTTACAGATACGGGAAGGTCGGAAGCCTTGCCGCCAAACTGAATACGAAGAACCTCCTGACTCCAAACCATGTCTACGACATCGCCAAATGGACCCCCAGCTCCAGAAGCGTCAAAAGCCGCATACTCAGGGCGAACCCCAGCCATTTCGCATCGTTCTTGGAATTGACGTACTATCTGCTCGGTTCGGGTTCGTTTTCTATCGGTGACATCGTCTTGGAGCATTTCGTAATGCGTAAAACACAAAGTGGGTAACCCATCCCTGGATATTCCAAATTGCCCATGAAAAAGAACCGA